AGGGAGAGCCTTTATCAGGGATGTAGGGAGAGTATTCAATTACCCGTATTCAGATGTAGATAAAGCGGCGAAGTCTGTCGTCGTAAGAAAAATGGGAGATGACAGATCGGACTTTACCGTAGAGGATGCTTTTGAAACATTCGAAGATGGGAAAAACTTCAAGAAGAAATACCCGAAGGCGGCGAACATAGCGTCGAGGATAGAAGGTCAAGTACGAGGAGTCGGACAGCACGCCGCAGGGATATGTGTATCGGCAGAAAGTTTCAGAGAAGGAAAGCGATGCTCTCTCTGCATGAGGAAAGGTGTCTCGGTAGCTGGCTGGGACAAACACGACGTAGAACATTTCGGATTGATGAAGCTTGACGTATTAGGTCTAAGCGCACTGAGCGTTTTATCAGATGCCAAGGAAGCGATCAAGAGAAACCACGGTGTCGATATTGTGTACGAAGAATTATCTCTGGACGACGAGAAAGTATTCAAGGAAATGTCCGGAGGTAATACAGTAGGAGCTTTTCAATTAAGTTCGTTCGGACTGAGAAAGTATTGTGCCGAACTTGGAATAGATAAGTTCGAAGATATAGTCGACGCCACGGCACTGTGGAGACCCGGAACGCTTAGAAGTGGAATGACCGAAGAATTTAAGAAGAGGAAACACAAAGAGATAGAATGGAAGTACACTCATCCTGAAATGGAGAAGGTAACTGGGGACACGTTCGGCATCATTCTATATCAAGAACAGGTCATGAATATGGCTTACAGCCTAGCCGGTATGACATGGAAGAATTGCGACAACATAAGAAAGGTTATCAGCAAGAGTCAGGGCGATGCTCTCTTCGCAAAGTATAAGGATATGTTCGTCGACGGATGCGAAGATCGAAAGACACTTGACCGGGAATCGGCAGGAAAGATATGGGATGAACTGTCGTCGTTTGGCTGTCTCACTGGAGATACGATTATTTATAAGGTCTCCAGTAATCAATATTCGAAGAAAGAAATTAGAATCGACGAGGCGTTTGAATACCAGACCAGTACGAATTTCAAAAGAAGAGGTCTAACGGTAATGTCGATGCATACCGATGGCTTTGTAAAATCTAACAAGATACGAAGGATAATTGAAACGGGGACAAAGAAAGTCTATTACATTAGGACTTCGTCGAATAAAAATATAAGAGCGTCGGCCGAACATAGATTTTTGATAAAGGGAATATGGATGAAGGTAGGTGATATGGTTGTCGGCGACTGGATCCGAACGACCGATCTCAAACTCCCTCAGAAGCCCCATGGAAAGAGAACCGGCCAAGGCGCTCATGGAAAACCAAGCCCAAGACGGTCAAAGGGTAAAGGGGTCACGAACGAAAGGAAAAATAGAAAAGCGGAACTCATGCGAATACACTTTGGAAGATGTCAAGTGTGTCATATGGCGAATTCAAGAATGGAAATGCACCATAACGATGGGGACCAGGCGAATAATTCCGAAATCAATACTGTTTTGTTTTGCAGGCCGTGCCATAGGAAAGAACACAACCCTGAAATATATAAGAGATTCAGCCCGGGGTATTATACTCAGGATGAAGAAATCGTCGAGATAACCTTGATTGGAGAGAGAAAGACATATGATATCGAGATGGAAGAGGAGCCGAGGAATTTCATAGCGAACGGTTTTGTGTCGCATAATAGTTATGGATTCAATCGCTCACATTCAGTTGAGTATTCACTGATCACTTTCTGGGACATGTGGTTGAAGACTTATTACCCAGGCGAATTTCTAGCCGCTTCACTAACGCACGCTAACAATGATTTCAAAGATGAGCTAGTTAAGGAAGCAAGAAGACTTGAGCTGAAGATAGTCCCGCCAAAGATAGCGACTTCCGAACCATCCGACTGGGTGTGCAAAGGTAAGAATCTCATAATGCCATTGCTCGAGATTAAGGGTGTCGGACCAAAGGCATGTGACAAGATCAAGGAGCTTGGGAAGAAAAGAGATGGTAAAGGATTCTTCAAAGGCGAAGAGATAGACAAAGCACTTCCGTCGAACATAGTAAAATTACTTCGAAGGGTTAAAGCGTTTGACGAGAAGACTGAATTCGATGACGAGGAAGTTAAAGAGATAGCCGAACTTTTCGCATTCGATCTTTCGCAAGATCCTATGAGGGAAGTCAGAGGAATCAGGACGCTTCTCGATCCATATCTGTGCACCATAAAAGAAATAGCAAAAAGCAAGATCAATGATAAATCTTTGGCGATGGGAAGAATCGAACAGTTGAAGTATTCGTATCGCAAAAGTATTAAAGAATCTACATCGAAGAAGAACAATGATTTCGGTGGAGTCTATGGATACTTAAGGGACGAGACTGGCATTCAGATGATAGCATTCTCCAGTGAACTTTACGGTAGGAAGAAAGATGAAATCGAACACTGCGATTCTCAATGGGTCGTGGCTGAAACGGTGAAGACAAAAACAGACATGCTTCAGTGCGATGAGTTATGGATAGAGGAAGATCTGAAGACTGCGAATTTCGGAGATATGAATGTAGACGTTATTGAGCATGACGAGAATCCAGATATCAATAAGTTACTAGACGAGATCGAGCAATGTTCGGCATGTAGTTTATCGGACTCCTGCAATGGACCGGTTCCACCTAGCGTTGGAAAGATGAACATCATGATCGTAGGGGAGTCTCCGGGTGCAGAGGAAGATCGTTGCGGAAAAATGCTGGAAGGAAATCAGTTGAGACTCATGTGGAATATGCTATCCGAGGAGGGGATATCCAAGAAAGATTGCCACGTGACGACGGTAGCGAAATGCTTTCCGGGCATCAAGAAAAATCCAGGAGCAAAAGAAATAGCAACCTGTTCTAAGAAATGGCTCGACAAGGAAATAGAAATCATCGAGCCGGTAGTAATACTCGCTCTCGGTAACACCCCACTCCTGTGGATGAAGGGAAAGAAGTCTGGGATCATGGCTCTGAATGGAACGACCGAGTGGGATCCAGTAACGGAAGCTTGGATCTGCTGGTGCATACACCCCGCCTCGGCTCTCCACGTACCGGAGAACAGGCAGCTGCTTAAAATAGGCATAAGCAACCTAATTGGTACTTTGGACGCCGTAGGGGTCAACGTCGGAGTGTCTGGAAGGGTTCAGGACGATACCGAGGGAGAGAAAGAACGCAAACCTGGCGTCATGTCTAAATATAAGATACTTGGGAAGGCTGAAAAGGGTAGTGCAGGGAAGCTGAAGCGCATAAGATTCGCAATGAAAACCAGATCATTGAATACCGGAGAGCCGGTCTCCGCTAACGACGCTAGGAAGTGGGCCAAGAAGAACGACATCGAGCTTCCCGAAAAAACTTGGGGTGCAGTGTTCAATACAAAAGCATGGAAGATGGTCGGCCTAGAACCTAGCGACGAAGAGAGCCACCACAAGAATCGCGTATTTCGTTTCGTTCCGAAATGACCCCAAGATACTATAATCAATTAGAGGGAATAGAGATTGTGAACATTACGAAAAACTGGGCCGGGATTATTCCATTGGCATGCGAGACCTGCGATAATGCACTCGCAGATTTTTTCAACGATGGAAAGACTAAAGATGGGCCATGGGCCATTATGTGTGATGACTGCCTTCCGATATACGGAGTTGGACTTGGTGTAGGTAGAGGGCGGAAGTTTAATGCGTTAGGCGAGGGAGTAACAGTGAGCGATAAACCAGACGAAAGAATACACCTGAAGGCAGAAGACAGAGAAGCGATTACAGAGAAAGTCGGAGAGGGTTTTTGGGAGGTTCTCGAATTGGCCATGAAGATCCGAATCAATCGGAGAGAGCAGTACGGAGATACGTATCAAGATGACGAGTTGACATTCCTTTATTATCAGATCAGAAATAAGTTGAAACGGTTTCGGTCTCAACTTCAGATCGACGGACTAACAGAGAAGATAAAAGACGAAGAGGTGGCGATAGATTCATTGGTGGATCTTATATGCTACTCGGCTTTCGCTATCGAGAATATCAAAGGGAAAAAATAGAATGGACAGGCGAAAGAAATATATCGTTGGAGGAGGTCTATCTGGATTGATTTACGCTCACTATAATCCAGACTTCCAGATCATATCCCCGGACGTAGGTGGAAGATTTTTGTCGAACGAATCAGCCCTTTCGAATATCATCTTTGCTCACGTCAATGAACAGACAAAAAATATGCTGGATGAACTCAAGATTGAATACGTAAAATCTACTCGGCACATCTCCTATGTTAAGGAAGGAGAACTCTGCGATGAAATTTCCGAAGACGATAAGATCGCAGTCATCAGGAAGAAGGTTGACATCCCGGACTTCCAACCAAAGGATCTCAACCTGAGTACTGACGATTATTATATCGAGACGTACGAATTTTCTTTTCAGGAATTGATCAGGGAACTCTCGCAGGGGAAACGGATTATCAAAGAGAAGGTTATCAGGATCACAGAAGGCACTATCGTGACGAACTCAACGAGCTACGATTACGATTCGCTTGTCTCGACGATACCTGCAGATATCTTCTGGAAATTGTACAAGGGAGGAACCGACGTCGAACTAGAGAGCGAAGCTACAACTTTCGCACTGGTCGATAAGGTTCCGGACGAGTTGAACGGAGTCGCATTCAATATGGCATACTTCGTCGACTTCAATATTCCTTACGTTCGCATATCTAAAAAAGATCAATTGAGCGATGGTCCATATCTCTACGAGTTCCCGGGTCACTTTTCATGCGACACTTGGAAATCGAAACTGCCAGAGGGTTCAAAGGTGGATAGAGCTTGGGTCGATGAAAGAAGTATTGTGATTACCAACAAGAATAATGTACCACCGAAGAACGTTCTATTCGTAGGAAGGTTCGCAGCATGGGATCACTCTGTTAAGATTGGCGACGTAATACAGCAGACGAGGTTTGACTGCGACTTCAGGATGATATGGAATAGGCAGATGAAGTTTTCGGGAAAGTTCTATGACTTCAATAGATTGAGCGAGCAGGGATACAAGGAAGATATAACAAAAAATCTCATGCTCCTTATATACCCTGAAATTTCAGAGATACTCGACGAATTGAATTACAAGGTGCACAGAAGTGAAAAGGTCGTCAGTGTCGACAGGATTAAGATGGAGATCGTGGATGTATTCAAATACGTACTGAACCTGATGATCGTTTGGGGTATTGCGCCAGAGGAGTTATTCGAACTGTTCAACAAAAAATCGACAATCGTAGAGCAGCGATATGAAAAAATGATGATGGAACGACAAGCTGATGGGGGCAAATAATGAACATAGAAGATATCAAGAAAAGATTCGGGATCAAGAGGGGTGAAAAACCAAAGACGAAATTCATAGACAATCTGGATGCTGTCGGAGTTGAGATGATCGACTGGCCAGATCCTGATCGTTTGAAAAAGGTGCTCGTCAATATGTCCCAGGCATCTTGGTTCAAAGATTTTTGTCGCGAGGCGAATCATGAGGGAGTCGAAGAGGCGACGCATGATCTTCTATCTGGAAAAGTTCTTGGTCAAGGAATGGAACATGCAAAGTTTTGTTTTGTAGTCAGTGGTCTCAGCTTGCATGGAACGCATGCACTTGTCAGGAATAGAATCAGCGTATGTTACATGCAACAATCCCAAGCAGTGAAAGACTTTCGACACAGCGACGTATTAGTTCCTAGAGCATACACAAAACACCCCGACTTACTCAAACGATACGAGCAGTGGGTTCTGGATGGGAAGCAACTTTATTCTCACCTGCTCGATACCGGAGACATTGCCAATACAGATGCTAGGTTCAGTCTGCCGAAGACGATACCGAGTTGGTGCTATGTCAGCTGTTCTCTTCCTACGCTCCTCGCAATTTATGGAAAGAGATCGGACTCGCAGGAGGAACACCCGGAGATGAATAAGATGGTAGAGCTGATGCGAGTTCTTGTTGTCAACAAATTTCCTTACATGAAAAAGTATTTTGTATCACATGACGATAATGGAAAGTGCCTGCATCTTCAACCTGGATACTCTGCTAATTGTATATTTGCGAGAGATGGAAAACATTCTATCGGGGGTATGGCCAAAGCCGTTTATGACGAATGGACTCTGCACGATAAGACGAAAGAAGAATTGATGCTAAACGCGGAACCTTACAAGACGAAGGAAGTGTAACATGGCTTACGAGATTATTGATCAGTGCTACGATCGTATTCGTAATGACATCGACAAATTTGGAAAGGAAAATATCGTCGACGGAAAGAAAGTAATCGAGTGCCTTGATACTCTTTATAGCTTCGATGAATTTGTATCGTATGATGCTATCGGTCAAGAAGAGCGCGACTACGTGGCGGGGAAACTGAAAGACAATCGACTCGGACTGGAGAGGGTTAAGGGGATACTGAGAAAAGATATAAATTCACGAAGAGCAGTAATGATTTTTTCTCAAGAATTGTCAAAGCCGAATTGCACAGTGTCGGTTCAATTTCAGATCAGAAACGAAAGGGTGCGACTCTCTGTGTTTCAAAGATCTCAAGACATAAAAATGTTTAAGAAAGATTGCGAGACATACAATCGTCTTGCACGTAGCGTATGCAATGAATTTTCAATAGACGGATATGACGTTAGTGTAATGGTCGGAAACATGCACCTGCATGTATGAAAGGGAGTATGATGAAAGTCAATTCGGTAAGATGGATAACATGCGGGGAGACGTTGATTGGTTTCGTTTCAGGTGTAGATGATATAACAGGAGAAAAGAAAATATATGCCGGGTTAGGATTAGGTATTTCAGAGGGAGATGATATCAATCGTATTCTCAAAATAGGTGGGAAGGTAAACGCGAAAGAGATGGCAGAATTTTTCGCCGACGCAATCTAACGAAAGGGAGAAGACATGGAAGACAGCGAATACAAACAAGACTTGAAGATCGACACCGAAGCTCTTGAATTCGAATGGAGGGATCAGTCAGAACTATTCATGAAATATTCTGAGCTGTCGGCACTGGCTAAGAAAACAGCGAAGAAGATAATCGAGAGAACGAAGATACTTCGTTCAGAACTGATACTTGAAGCAAGACAATCAGGGGAGGCGAAGAATGCATCTCAGGAGGAGGCATACTATAGGGGGAAACCTGATTATCAAAAGGCAATAGAGTTACAGATCGAAGCAGAGTTCGAGGCCGACATATTAGATGGAGCTGTCTTCGCTTTTCATCAACGCAAAACTGCACTGGAAAATCTAGTCAGGCTGGCGGCGCAGAGCTACTTCGCGACACCAGAGGTTCCAAGGGATCTTGGTATCGAGGGAGAGAAGTTTGAAAACTCAAAGAGAAAGAAGACAGTAGGCGACATTAAAAATCGCAGAAAGAAAGGGAGGCGCACGAGAAGAGAGGAGAGTGAAAAAGAATGAGTATCGAGATCCTAACAAGAGGTGTGATAATACTTCTTGCCCTTTGGGGAATATGGATCATATTCAGATTAGCGGGTCGTGCGTTTGCACGAAGCTGGAAAGAAGAGATGGAAACGAAAAAGGAGAAAGAAGATGGTAGCGAAGAGCAAGGTTAACAAGAAGCATCAAGCACTACGTCGCAAGGCGGAGCGAGGTGGAAGGTCGTTCGGTGGAGGAAACTATATCGCAGTTCCAGAGGACATGGAATTTTTCAGTCCAAAGGACAACACGTACAGCATCGAGATACTTCCGTATATCATAACGGACGAGAAACATCCTGACGATGTAGATACCGGAGAGACTTGGTACACTCGGCCGTTCATGCTTCATAGGAATGTCGGAGTCAACAACGAGAGGGTCGTATGTCCTCGTAGCGTCGGTATGCCTTGTCCTATATGCGAAGAGGCAGAAAGGATTAATAAAGATCCTGAGTCAGGTAAGGACGCAACCAAGGGACTATGGCCATCGAATCGTTCTATCTACAACGTCGTTGACGTATCGGAAGACGAGCCGGTTGTTAAGTTGTTCGACTGTTCCACGTTTCTGTTTGGCGAACTCTTGGAGAAGAGAGTCGCGCAGGATCTTGAAGAAAGAGGAGATTTCTTCGAGGCCGAAAACGGATGTACATTGATATGTGCATTTGACGAAGACAAGAGGGGCGGATTCACTTCGTTTCCTTGCGTCAGTATTGACTTCAAATCGAGGGAAGATTACGACGACGAGATCTTCGATCAGGTAGCACCTCTCGATGAAATATTGATCGTTCCTTCCTACGAAGAGATCGAGGCAAAGTTCCAAGGCATCAGTGAAGAAGATGTAGGGACAGGCGAAGAGGAGAAGGAAGAGAAGAAATCAAAGCGCACAACCCGTCGCAAGAAGAAAGATGACGAAGGCGGTGAAGATGGCAAGGCCGACGACGATAAGAAAGATGACGGAGAGAAGAAGGAAGATGAAGAAGGATCAAAACCAGGACGAAGGGGAAGAAGGCGTCGACAGGAACCTAAAGAAGACGAGAACAAAGACGACGATAAGAAAGAAGACGGAGAAAAGTCAGGAGAAGATAACGGAGGCGTAACAGAAGAGGACGTGCCTGATGGTTATGAACTCTGTCATGCCTGTGAAGGAGCAGGGGTGAATACTAAGGGACGGGAATGCCGCATCTGTAAGGGAGACGGCTATATCAAGAGTGACGACGATGGTGGCGAAGAGGAAGAGAAGAAACCAGCGGCCGGTCGCAGGAGAAGGACGAAGAAGGGAAACGACTAGAGTGCCAAGAAAGAATAAAGTTAACGAGATCGCGAAACAGGTTCGCGACCACTCTAAGGAAGAGGAGCCGGCGGAGGAATCCCGCTGGCTCTGCCTCCCGACAGGTAGCACCCTGTTAAACCTCGCCGTGTCTGACGATGCGAACGGAGGTTGGGGGGCCGGCAAGGTTGTTAATCTTGTCGGAGACAGCAACACTGGAAAAACCTTGATTGCACTTACCGGACTGATGGAAATGTCACTCGATGAAAAATGGGATCACTACAGGTTCATCTACGACGATGCGGAAAATGCACTGGAGATGGATGTCGAGAATATGTTCGGCCCGAGGTTAGCGGAACGGCTTGAAGATCCTTGGGGATCAGAGTACGGAGAGAAGAGTTTCAAGTCGAGCATAACAATAGAGGACTTCAGGAACAATGTCTGGGAAGCTCTCAAGGAAGACGAGCCGTTTGTCTACATCCTAGATAGTTACGATGGACTGACTAGCAGAGACGAAATCAAACGTCAGGAGAAGGAGTCAAGCGGAACAGAAAAGAACAGGGACTTCCCTCGTGGACCAGGCGTATTGAACGAAGCTCTTCGTAAGATTACAGCTAAGTTGAAGGAGACAGATTCACTTGTAATAATAATCAGTCAGACTAGAGACTCGATGAGCCCAATGACTTTCGCTGCACAGAAGAGAAGGGCTGGCGGGAAAGGCCTGAAATTCTTTTCTTCGCATGAGGTTTGGCTAGCGATCAAATCTTCTCTTACGAGAGAGGTTCATGGTAAAGCGAGAACGATAGGATGGAACGTCAGAGCCAGGAGCGAGAGAAGTAAACTCACCGGGAAGAAGAGAGACGCCGAACTTCTAATATACACCGAGTACGGCGTTGATGATATCGGTTCCTGCATCGAATGGATGATGACTAATAAAATGTGGGGAGGGAGTAGAGCCAAGATAAATACGAAGGGGTTTGTCAAAGAACATATCAGCAAGGTAAAGTTGATACAGGCTATCGAGAACGACGACAGGAAACTTGCGAAGCTGAAGAGGGAAGTTCAGGAGGCTTGGAACGACATCGAGAATGCCCTGAAACTTGGGAGAAAGAAGAGGTATGAGTGACTACCCTTATTTTGGATTGCAATTATTTAGCTCACACCATGTTTCACACTCTTGGAGATCTGTCTAACGAAGGTCTCGCAACAGGAGTCATCTACGGATTCTTGAGTCGAGTCGTTTCGCTAGGTCATAAATTCAATACTAACAAGTTCATGTTCTGTTGGGATTCTCGCTATAGTTTTCGCAGGGAGATAGAACCCAATTACAAAGCGAACAGAAGGGAGAAAAGTCCGGAGGAGCAGGAAAGGTATTCGGTTCTATTCGAGCAGATAGATACGTTGAAGTTTCATGCTCTTCCCAAGATTGGATTCAGGAACATATTCGAACAGAGGGGTATCGAAGCAGATGATATTATCGCAGCATTGGCATGGCTCTGTTATACGAAAGACAAAGAGTCAATGGTGGTATCATCGGACGAGGATTTATTTCAATGCCTTGAACATGGTGCAGAAGTTTACAACCCAAGTTCCAAGAAGATATGGACATATAATTCTTTCAGGGAACACTACGGGATCTTACCTAGCGAATGGGTAGATGTCAAGGTCATAGCCGGATGCTCAAGTGATAACGTCAAAGGAGTAGAAGGGGTCGGAGAAAAGACAGCGATCAAGTGGTTGAAAAATGAACTGAAAGAGACTACCAAGAAATACAAAGATATCCACGAGATGGAGGATGCACTGTACAAGGCCAACGTTCCACTTGTGAAGATTCCTATTGCGATGACTACTACTCCGATAATCAGGGAAGACAAACTCTCTCTCGGTGGACTGATGAAGATCGCCGAGCAGTTTGGAATGACTAGCGTACTCGAGGAGAAGACACTCGACCGATGGGATGACCTCTTCCACGGCGAGTTCAATTGTTCGGAGGATTTCTCAGGAACAAAAAGACAAGAACGCAAGGGCGTAGTAAAGGGTATCAGGGAACGGCGAAAGAGGAGGAAGCGAAAGTGAAAAATCTAGCGGGAAATAAGGAATGCGACGAATATATAAGAGACGAATTGATGAGAGCACAGATAGATGTTATAGAAGTAGAACCTAGTATCGGAGAAGTTCCCTATTCTCTCGAAGGACGACTCGGAGCGATAAAATTCAGTAGAGCATGGTATTACTGGGTTGCAATAGGAAAAGTCCCATTGTCGATAGCTGAAAAACTTTACGACCACCCAGAAGGTAAAAATACAGTGAGAGTAACGGGGAATTGTACTTGTCCTCCTCCTGAAAAATGCATTGAATGGTTTAACGAAGACGGAAAACAATTGATGCTTAAATCAAAATACGAAGAGGAGAAAGAGAGTGCAAAAGATTCTACTTTTTTGAACGAGATACTTGACCGAATGCCAGAAAAATACGATATTGTCAATGTTTATGAGGAAAACGGAAAGCCCTTTATAACCTCCTACCATATAGACAGTCAGGCAGGACTACTTTTGTTCGGTATGAAATTAAAAGAATACTGTCAAAATACAAACTCTTGTTGTACCGACGAAAGACGAAGCATGAACGGAGGATGCGTTAGCTGCGGAGATCCTTGTCTATAAGAGAATACGAACCCTAAAGAGGAGGAAGGGAAAATGAAAAAACTTTACTCGATACAGTTTTACGATATGAAAGAAGAGGCGAAGAAACTTCTACCAGAAGATGCGGAGATAATCGAGGAAAGGTTAAGATTCATCGTCCTGAAAACAGAAGAGAGTTTCGATGCCTTGAGAAAATTATACGACGGGGTAGCTCTTGTAGCGAAAAGAAATCCAGATTTCAAGGGAGGGAAAAGATGAGCACGTACATACTGAAGGTGATAAAAGACGAGACGGAGACTTTGTCCCCCAGTGAACTAGATGGAGAACCTACGGTCGTCGAGAAAGAAACAGAGATGTATTCCCAAAGGTTCGAAATAGAGAATATCTCACGAGGACATGGTCACGATAACGAAAGGTTCAACGGGTGGCTTGGAGATCTAATCTTGTTCATGAATGGCAAAGCGCTGAACAGAAAGATATCTGATATCAAGACATACATGAACGAAAGATTCAGCAACGAGTACGCGAGTGTCAAGCTGTTTATTCAGGAATGTAAAGAAGAGGTAATGGAAGTAATCAAACCGAAAAATTACCACCAAAAAAGAAGAGGACAACAAGATGAGCGGAATTAAAACAGCAAGGGAAGCTTTTCAAAGAGCGTTCAAAGACGATCCAGGTTTCAGAATGGGATACCAAGCCAACATCGCTATGCTGATCTACGACGATCAAACTTCAATGAAACAAGGACGATCTGAAAGGCCTCCTTATGATCTGGGAAAGGTCGAAGGATGTAATGCTATAGCCGATAAGATGATAACGATGTTATTCGAAAGAGACTTCTGAAAGAACTCGAACGAAAGGAGAAATAAAATGGGTGAATTTTTATACGGCAAGTTTTTAGACGAGGAAGTCGAGAACCTTCAGGAAGTATTGACAGCACACGGGGCGATCGGATTACTGAGTGCATTCGAAATATGGCTTAGAAGTAAAGGCCACGTCCGGGACGAGAAGAAGGAAGAGTCAAGCAAAGAGGATTGATCTTATGTCAAGAGAAGAACAAAAAGAACGATGGGAAGATCGCAAGGCAAAGCGTAGGAGGTACGGACTCAACATCAGGGAAAAGAAACCAACGAAGAAAGGTGAATCCAAAGGAGCGTTCGGAATCTGCAGGCACATCTTAGATCCTAGACCGGCACTGAGACCGGCGGCAATGAAAGCGCATGCAGAAGAGATGAAGAAGAAGAGGTTGATATGAAAACGAGTACACGAACACGAATCCTAGCATTACTGGGCGGTCTGTGCGTGGATGTAGTGATAAGTATGATTCGAGGAGATAAGGAAACTCCTGAACCAGAAATAGAAACGGAGTCGGTAATACAAGTCATCACCAATGAAACATATATTTGTCAAGTTACAAATAAGCTTGAGATAATCACCTATGCTGAACCTGTGAAGAACACCATTGTCATTGGATATTCAAACAAACCGAAGCGCGTAGTCTGCACCCAATCATATGAATTCGTATTGTGCTGTGGAGATGGATACATATACAAGACGATCATGACGCCGGAAGAGTATGAGATTATATACAGAGTAGTGAAGAGAGCAAAATGAAAAAATTTATATTTTTTGGGATTATGATTATCGTTTCGTTTTGCTGCGTTGCGTTCTATTTGCAAGATCCTCTTACAACATATAAACTTAAAACGAAACGGTCAATAAGATATTACAAGATGACCATCGAAGAGTTGGCAATTGATTTACACAAAAGGCATAACAGTATTCATATCTATTCGACTTCGACCGGCGAATATACAGTACTGACAAGCAGTGGAATGACATGGGGGAAAACTAACACGTTGGAAGGTGCTCGTAAAATCGTTGACGAATATTACCTTAAGTGGGCAAAGACTTTAAAACCAACACTACCTGAAGGGTTTATAGAATGACTTTCATAGGAATAGACAACGGAGTCTCTGGCAGCATCGGTATAATATCAACCGACGAGGAAGAGGATACATACTTCGTCAAGACACCAGTTCTGGAACCGCAACAAAATTATACCAAAAAGAAAGGTAACGTCACTCGCATAAATTACAGTAGATTGAGATCGTTTTTGAAGAACTTTCCAGGTGCGCATGTGATGATGGAAAGGCCGCTTGTAAATCCAGCTTTATTTAAGGCGACGACGAGTGCGCTAAGAGCAATGGAAGCGACACTGATTGCTGTAGAGAGTTTGAAACTATCGAAGGTGTGGGTAGATTCTAAAGAATGGCAAAAGAAACTTCTTCCTTCTGGGATCAAAGGATCTACGGAACTGAAGAAAGCAAGTCTCGACATAGGCATTCGAATGTTCCCTCAGCACGAAGCGATGATAAGGAAACAAAAAGATGCTGACGGAATTCTTATGGCACATTATTACCTTCTAAAATATACTGGACATCAATGAATAACAAAGAGAATATGTCTGGCAAGACTAGGGTAGCTCCCGAAAGGATGGTCACGATCACCATCCTGTCTTGTCTCGTCTTGATCGTAACAGCTGAGATCGGAGTTGCTATGAGAATCAAATCCAAGAATCTACCACGACCAAAATGTGCTTGCGGATGTGGTGAATATGTTAATCGGAGTAAGGTCAAATCAGTTTGGAATACATATGTTAATCGTCATAGTCAACGAGGCGCGACCATGACAGAAGAGCATAAATCAAAACTTCGGAAAGTCTGGATAGGTAGAAAGCACACAGAAGAGTCAAAAAAGAAGATGTCCAATAGTGCGATCGGAAGGAAACTCAGCGAAGAACATAAAGAGAAAATTTCAAAAAGTCTTCAAGGGCATCATGGATACTGGAAAGGTAAGAAACATTCTGAAGAATACAAATTGAAAATGTCTCTTAGTCATCGTGGGGAAAAAGGATCTGGATGGAAAGGTGGGATTTCGATTCTTCCATATTCGAAAGAATGGACCCGTCGGCTGAAGGATGAAATCAGAGAACGAGATGATCGTAAATGTTGTAATCCAGAATGTCAAGGTGGATCTAATTTACTCGACGTTCATCATATCAATTACGATAAAGAAAATTGTGATCCTTCCAATTTAATATGTCTTTGTAGAAGTTGTCATACGCAATCAACCGCTGGCGATAGAGAATATTGGAAGAATTATTATCAAAAAATTATGAAAGAAAGAAACCTATTGCTGCGGCGTGTATGTGGAAGGAGAAGAGATGATCAACTATAAGGAAACTGAATTCGGATTTGAATTTGGATCAGCGAAGGTTAACCGTATGTGTTCTAACGAAGATAAGAAATGGGTAATCGTTGGAATCGAATCGCCAAAAAAGAAAATACAGGTTTATGTTACCAAGACAGGAAAGATCCGAATCTATAGTGAAGGAAAGGAATGGTTTCAGAAGTGACATACGAACGGAGAAAACTTCCCGCGACAAGAAACAGCATTGCACATAGGGCTGTGATAGGCGATAGGAAGGTTTATATAATCGTTGGCCTATTTGAAGATGGGAGTCCCGGGGAACTATTCATCAAGGTAAACAACGAAGACGATCAGGGGTGGTGTAATTCAATTGCTATACTCGTATCGATAATACTCCAAGCCGATGTACCACTGAAAACAATATGCAAGCATTTGTCGTATCAGCATTTCGACCCAAGCGGATGGACCCAGAACGAAGACATCGGATATGCGAAGAGTGTCGTTGATTACATTGGTAGGTGGCTCCTTCTGATGTTTGGGGAAAAGGAAACAGAACCAAAGGAGAAAGGGACATGAATATAGACGGGCTAGGAAAATATTCCATCAATGACCTCAGAGCGAAATTGTTCAGTCAAGGTTATGACGTAACAAAACGGGATCCGTCAATACCGTCCTGTAGAGTAAAAGAAATTGCTAAACAAGATGTTATCGTTTCCGGAATACTTTTGAGAGGAGGATCAACCGAAGATTGTGTCGAAGCCTTATCGAACCAGAATAGAATTCTCACGGATAAACTTATAGAATTACAAGGAACAGCTCCATTCAGAATACAAGAAAAAGATGGACGAATACTAACATGGCGCTGTCCCAATAATCTTATTCCCATAAGGGAAACGTACCTGACAGAACCGGGAAAAGAAGAAAACAAAACAAAGGAGAAAGATTATGTCGAAGAAGAAGAAAGTAATGTTGAAGGCTGATTTGTTGAAAGAGTGTCAGAAGGAACTACAAGCTGACAAAGTCATCATGGCGAAAGAAGAGATCAAGGATAGACTCATAGAGATTGAAGCGGGCGAAGCTATCCTGAAAGAGATGAAGGGCCAGCTAGAAGATATGCTGAAAGAGAAAGTGTAATGTCGGCTATCGTCAATGGGAAATCCCAATTAATATTCGGGAGTAATAAGGGGATGTTTGTCACGATGGGTGATCAGACATTCCACCTTAAGGAACCTTATATTCAGGGAGTCCATATCAATAACAGTTGCGAGACCGGAGAAGTCAGGTCGTTGGATGGATCCGTAGGATGCATGTTGAAAAGTAATCTCTACACCTTCGAGATAAGTGGAATAGCTCTTGAAGGTGTAGAGATCGTTGATTCGGATTCGGTGAAGCCTACGCTCCTTCAGGAAGCAACTATCGGAGAATTACTGAAAGAGGTAGAGGCTAAACTGGGAAAGAGGAAAAAGAAGAGGAAGAAAAGAAAGTGAAAGAAGCATGCAAAATGAAAGTTACTGGAATATACCCCGCTGGTGGCGATGAACATTGGTTATCGGGTTTCTGGTATGGACATATGGAAGTTGGTAAAATGTTGATTAGTATAGCGGAACATAGTGCTTATACTAAGTTCTCGGAAAAATGGATGCCAGACGGAGATACGGCCGGAGTGATAGTGAGAGTACCGATAAAATTTGTCAGGCTCACTTGTCAGGAAGGATGAAATGAACGAAAGAAAAATCATTGCCGGAAAAACCTGCAAGAGATGCGGAGCTGCAATGAACTTCACGACATCCGATATGAGAAATGGCCGTTCCCTATTAGACCTCCGTTGTAAGTGTTGGACAAAGAAGTGTAGAGAAGGAAGGGAGGCAGGGGGATGACAGTATCTGAATTGATCGAGCATTTACAGAAACTCAACCCAGACCTTGACGTAGTGGAATATTGTGATGAACAGGGCTGTTATGGGGATAAGCACCAGCGTCCCATAGAGCAAGATATAGTGAGGTCCAACGGTTGTTTTAGCTTTGATGGAGAAAATTGGGTTGAAGACCATGGCTACAAGAGCGGAGATTACGATGGGACTGGAGAAGGATATGAGGTGTATGAGCGGCGCAAGGTGGTTGTTTTATGAAGAAGGTGAAGAAGGTTGCAGAATGGCAAGACCATACATAACCTTATCGACGAAGCTTATAGATTGCGAGGCCGACGGATCTAAATGTATTGGGTGTGGCGATATGGTATTTCTTCAAGGGGTAAGGTTTGGTATATTTCATAACGGCAGGCGTTTCGGACAGAGCGAAGGGATGCTATGTCAGTCATGCGGAGAGATTGCGAAGGAGAGAAGCAAGGATGAGTAGCGGCAACGGTATAGGCAGCAAGAGGCTGGCGAGATTTATAGAGGAGATGTGCGAGAATAGCGAGAGAGCCGAAGAGATGTCCAACGAGAAGCTGGCCGAGACGTTGAAACTTGGCCTATGGGCTAGTCTGGACATGAGTACTTATGACTCATGCTTGCTTGGAGAGGCTATTCATCGGCTTGACAGAAACGGGAAAGTGAAAGAATAACCGAAATACTTTGGCCATGAAACACCACTCACTGACTATAATCAATTAGAGGGAGTAGAGGTTATGAAGTGAAATTAGAACTGACGAAACTAGAAGTGGAGCACCTAAAGAATTTGATGGAGATCAATTGTCGTACTGGAGTTTTCTTTGGTACTAAGAAACGGTATTGGAATAGACACCACTACATACTTATGAAGTTTGAAGATGCTCTGTTCGAGAATACTACCAAGCACATAGAGAAGAGAAAGAAAATCGCATGATAGAAAGCTTAGAGATCAGAAACTTCCAATCGCACCGTGACACTTTCCTCGAATTTGATAAGGGTATTAACATTATCGGTGGGACTAGTGACTGCGGAAAGACATCGATCCTACGTGCGTTGAATTGGGTATGTTTCAATAAGCCCGGGGGTGAGGCGTTTAGATCTACATGGGGAGGGGATACATCCGTCATTCTCAATCTTGATGACTATGTAGTCGAGAGGTCGAAAGGGAAACCCGGAAACATATACAGACTCGACGATGATGTATTCAAGGCGTTCGGTCAAGGGGTTCCCGAGGAGATAAAGACTGCAGTTGACATAGGTGAAATCAATACGCAATCTCAAATGGATTCGCCCTTCCTTCTCTCCGAGAGCGCGGGAGAAGTTGCCAGGGTATTAAACGAGACTATTAACCTCGAGAAGATAGACTCTTCGCTTTCGAATATCGGCAGGGGATTAAGGGAAGTTTCAAATGACCTTAAGTATGCGATAGAGATTGCTGGTGATCTTGAAAAGCGGCTATCGACGTTTGACTATCTCGCATCGCTGGAAAGCGATATTGAATTTATCGAGATGAGGGAAAAGCAGAGGGATGAACTTTGCAAGAAGGCCGAAGAGATCGAAGGGCTGGTTCAAGGGATAAGCGACCAGAAGAAAAAGCTGGAGAGGTTCAATGGAATAATAGGAATCGAAAGTCAGGTCAGTACGATACTCAGACTGCTGGAAGCAAAAGAGAAGGCCGTACAAGAAAGGGATTCGATCGATGGGATTTCAGCAGACATAGACGATCAGAAGAAAGAGCTGAAAGTATTCGACAAGATAATAGCAATAGAGGGTCAGGTCGATTTAATCCTCGGGCTGGAAAAGAAAACAGATATACTCGAACGGGAAAGGGATTCGATCGATGAAATTTTATCGGATATACTGGGACAGAAAGAAACTAACGCAACGACGAATGAAAAACTGAAAGATATGGAAGAAGAGTTCACAGAGGGATTCCCAGACGTATGTCCACTATGTGGACAGGAGGTCGAAGATGCCGAGAAAAAAGAAACCAACTGAAATGCCGACGGCAATATTGGTAGCGGATCTTCATGTTCGCGAGGACCAACCTATTTGCAGGACAGATGATTATTTTTCCGCACAAGGGTTCAAGATGGAATTCTTGAGAAGAGTTCAGATCGATAATAATATGGCACCTGTGATTATGGCCGGAGATGTTTTCAACAATTGGAAACCGAGTCCGTTCCTTTTATCCTGGACGCTTGATCACTTGCCACTCGGTAAGAGTTACGCAATCTATGGTCAACATGATCTCCCACAGCACAATATGAATTTGCTGAACAAGTCAGGGCTCAACGTATTGGATTCGGCTCAACGAGTAACAGTCCTCAAAGAAGATACAATCTTGCCACTAGAAGAAGGGAGTATCGAGCTGTATGGATTCTCTTACGGATCTGATATTCCAAAGGTGAAGAGAAAGAGAGGAGTAAAGAAGGTAGCCGTGTGTCACTTCCTGACATACTCCAAAGAAAAGCCTTTCCCAGGTTTCACATCTGACGACGCTAACAGAGTACTACGAAAGATGTCTGGATTTGATCTGATCGTCGTAGGGGATAACCATAAAAACTTTGTAATACAGGATGACGAAGGAAGGTTGTTAGTCAGTACCGGAAGCATGATGAGATCGGATGCGGATCAAGTTGACCACAGGCCGAGGGTATATCTCTGGTATGCGAAGACAATGAAGATCGAGCCAGTCTATTTTCCTATCGAAGACGGAGTGGTCAGCAGGGAGCATATAGATTCGAAGGAGGAGAGAGATACAAGAATCGATGCGTTCGTCAAAAGACTGAAGGATGATTGGTCGGTAGGATTAGACTTCGATAAAAATATGGAAGCTTTCCTGAAAAAGAACAAAGTCAAGAAAGAAATAGTTGATGCGATATGGGAGGCGATGGAATGAGATCAATACAAGATCTAACGAAACTGAAAGAAAGGATTGAATCCGCTAAGAAGAATAAGGCAGAGGGAGATGGAGTTGTTAAGCAACTTCAAAAGCAACTGAAGGATGATCACGGTTGTAGTTCGACAAAGGAGGCGGAAAAGAAGATAGATGGAATCGACTCGAAGATAGAAGAGTACGACGGAGAGTTGGAAAAGGCGAGTGCGAAGCTGGAAAAGAAACTGGAAACGATAAACGAAGAGGAGGGATAATTATGAGTACGGGACAGGTGAGCGGAATAGGAGCTACCGAAACCTTGGTAGAAAATTTATCTGCACTACAAGAGCATGCGAGAAACGTTTGCCAATCGGCGGTAGTCAAAAAAGATTGTCTTCTGGGTGCGGAGCCGATGCCAGACGATGATGAGAAAACCCTTGTACCGGAGGCTATGTTCGATCGGATGAATGCCATGATAAGGGATGTCACCAATAGCCTTGAAGTTATAGAGAAAATAATCGGAAGACTCTGAGCCGAAGAATTGAAAACGATAAATGAAGAGGAGGGATGATTATGAGTGAAAAACAAAATGACAGCAGGGCGGAAGTAGCAAAAGAAATGGGAGCTGTCGAAAATGTAGTCGACAATCTATCTTTGCTACAAGAGCGTGCATCAGACGTATGTCGGAGTTTGGTCCAGAAGAAAAATAATCTTTTCGGAGCAGAGGAGAATATCGAAGAAAGTGTGAAGGGCAGAGAGCCAATAGGTATGTTCGATAAGATAGAGATTGCAACGAGAGGTATTCGCACTAGTCTCGATACTATAGAAGCGATTACCGGAAGACTCTGATGGAAGCTGTAGACTTCAGAGCGGAACTCGAGAGGAGGAAGGGGGAGAGGCGACAGGTCGAACGCTCCCTCTCGGACTTTACCGAAAAGGTGGCGAACCTAGAAGAGAAGGCGAAACAACTCCAGAAGGCTCAGGTGATCATCATGAAGGTAGCTCAGATCACCCAGGAGGAGCTTGAGTACCATATCTCGGAGTTAGTCAGCCTTGCGCTCGCATCGGTCTTCCTACGGCCGTATAGGCTCAGGCTGGATTTCGTCCTGAAGAGGGGGAAGAGCGAAGCAGAGTTATCATTTACCCGGAAAGGGAAAGACGAAAGGATAAACCCGATGATGGCTTCCGGGGGTGGAGCAGTTGACGTAGCATCGTTCGCTCTCAGGGTGGCTCTCTGGAGCCTTGGTCGGCCAAGGAACAGGAACGTGCTCGTTCTCGACGAACCGCTCCGCTTCTTGAGCAAGGATCTACAAGAGAGAGCATCATTGATGTTGAAGGAAATCTCTGATCGTCTCGAACTACAAATGATAATCGTAACTCATGAGGATACGCTTACTTCGCACGCCGACAAAGTATTCTCAGTGAGTAAGAGAAGGGGAGTGAGTATCGTAAAATGAAAACGATCATAGCAGGAAGCAGGACGATAAGTGCCTTGGGATACTACCGGGCGTGATGAACGCCTGCTGTGGACATGGAGAATCTAAACTGGCATATGTGCAGTTTGAGAATGGACTCGACATACAGGGCGAAGAGGCAAGAACTTGGATTCTAATTGAGAAAGGTAGAATGCGATGAGCGAACCTTACGATGACGATAGTGGAGTTCCGTTATGGAAAAATGTCCTGATAAGTTCAGTCATTGTAACCATAGGGTTTATCTCATACGAAGGCCTGTATCTCGACTGGGGTCACTTTAGGATTCCGGCACCTTGGCTAGATCCTATATCGGCCGAGGAGATTACAGAGTCTCCTGAGCTACCAAAACCGCCAGTCGTTACCGAACCTCGAATAATGGTATTCGTTATGCATGGTCAACAATATGTAACTACCAATAGATTTGATGAAATTCTCGTAAAGAAACCTGACGGCTCTGTATGGATTCGTCCAGGGGCTATGTCGAAAATATTCAAGGGGACGAAAGAAGATTTCGTAAAACAATGGAAAGCGAAGTTGGAGGCAGGGGAATGAGACTACAAGATCGAAAGAATCTGGTAACTGCAATAGGCGAGTACATACGAACTGAAGGCTGTGGTGGTGTTATCACTGGCCATCAGGAAGTGGAAGGCGTGTTGGCTAAAATACTTGATGTGCCGAGGTTCACTGATGGGCATGGGTGGAACTGGTGGATATACAAGGCTCAGGCAGAAGGGCCAACTGCGGATGCGCTGCTAAAGTCTATGGGTGAATGTAGATGAAGGTATTGCTGGTATACGCCAATAGCATGATGGATAATCTCATTCCGCTTGGGGTGTCTTATCTGTCAGCGGCACTCAAGTTGGTCGGACACGAAGTGAGTCTTTTCGATACAACCTTCTACCGGACTCGCGCTGAGACTGGTGATGAGGTCAGGGAAAGAAATCTTCAGGTCAAGCCAACCCGCCTCAAGGATGCAGGAATCATCGAGAAGACAGATTCCGAGAAGGATTTAAGGGAGCTGCTCCGGAAAGACCCGCCCGACCTTGTTGCGTGTTCGGTCATAGAGATAACGTACAAACTAGGACTTCGCCTTCTGGGTGTAGCTCACGGTATGGGGTTCCGTACTCTGATGGGCGGCGTCCATGTAATGCTTTGTCCTGACGAGGTGATATCGGAACCAGCAGTGGATATGATTTGCGTCGGCGAGGGTGAAGAGGTAATAGTTGAGCTATGTTCATCCCTGGAGTCTGGGGATGATGGCATCGGGGTTCCGAACATCTGGTTGAAACAAGGTGATGTAATCCGGTGTGGTCCAGTCAGGTGCCTGACCGATCTCAACGATGTCCCCTTTCAGGACTGGTCTATTTATGATCCGAAGCGTTTCTTCAAGCCGATGGGTGGGAAGATATTTAGGATGGGTCCGATTGAGTTCAATCGTGGTTGCCCGTACAACTGTCATTTCTGTGGAGCGGCCGCATTGAATGAGTTGGCAAAGAAGTCCGGGGCTGGCCGTTCATGGTACAGGCAGAGATCTGTTGCGGTGGTTCTTGAGGAAATGCGCAGTAAGCTGGAGACATACGAACTTGATTACTGGTATTTTGTTGCCGAAAGTTTTCTGACAATGTCTGGACGGCGATTTGATGAATTTGAGGCTGGATACCGGGACATAAAAATCCCCTTCTGGATAGAGACAAGGCCAGAATCTATCGATGCCGATAAGGTCAGGCGGATTGAACAGCTTGGGTGCGAAGGCATAAGTATCGGCGTGGAACATGGTGATGATGATTTCAGGCGCGAGTACTTGAACCGTCAAGTGGACAATGACTTAATTATCAATGCGTTTGACACAATAAGAAACAACAGCGACATAAGGGTCAGCGCAAACGTCATCATCGGCTTTCCGGAAGAAACCAGAAAGCACACATTTGCGACGATAGAACTTTGTAGAAGGCTCAACTGCAAACCCGTGGTGAATATTTTCAATCCTTATCGTGGCACTTATCTCTATAATTATTGTATCGAGAAGGGCTACATTGACGCTGGGGCGATGACGGGTGACTATCGTGGAGATGTTGCTTTGCGGCATCCGTTCTTCTCAGAGGATGATATCAAGGGACTACAGCGAACGTTCCTGATGTATACAAGTTTCCCGAAGGCGCGTTGGCCGGAGATCGAAGTGGCCGAGAAGTTCAGCGAGAAGGGGAACGAAAAGTTTGCCGAGTTACGGGAAGAGTATTTGTCACAAGGCGAGGGGAAGGTGGGGATATGACAAACATAATAGCAACGATCATAATATCAGTGGTGACGAACGTAAGCACAAACTTTACTCATGAGATGTTTAGTGGTGGACCTACGTCGTGTCCAGAGGGGCGCGTTGGTTGCCTTGTGTACCATTATAAGCACATTAAGGGTGACGTTATAGGCAAGACGGAAACCGCAACGGTCACTGAGGTCAAGACGCTCACATTCGATTGGGACGGTAGGCCATACAGTGCGGAGCATAAACGTGTCTTGTCCGCGAAGGTAAAGACGTGGAAGAAGAAAGAGGATTGGGTGCAGCAATGATATTATACATACTCATAGGAATTGGCTGTCTTTTTGTCGGATACTGTTGCGGGATAGCTGTGCTTTATTATGCGGATTAAGATGAAACATCCAAGAGACTACGACCTTCTTGAGATGTATCTGGCTACGATGTTGGCTGTGGTTGTGGTTATGGGAATAATTCAGTTGATCGGAGTGGAATAATGACATATATGCTCGTCGGGATAGTTTGTTTTGCTGTTGGATTTTTGTGGTCGGTAGTCTTTAATGTTCACCTTATACACAGGCACAAGGAGTTAGGATGAGTGAGCTTGAAATGTTTCAACATGCCAACAGCACTACAGCTCGCAGCAATAACCGTGATAGCCTTGGCGCTGTTGCTGCTGGCTACTAATGGGGAGTGGATGTGATGAAACGAATAAAACTTATAATTGAAGGAGAGCTGTTAGTACACTGGGCACACCCATTGATGTTATTTGAATATTCACTTTGTGGAGATGCTATTACTGGTGATGCTGATCTGATGATGAGCAATGGAATTTTTACCAGCGATACAGTTACGTGTGAACGATGCAGGGAAATGGTACGAAAGATCAAAGCAACAACAGCCCGGTGACGCAGGAAACTGACACGGTGCATCGCAAGCGTGCCGCTCTAACTGGCTGCGGTTTTATACGGCGAGCGGGTTAT